GTTTTAAATCATCAATGTGTCTCTTTTGTAGGTCATACTTTTGATTTGCAAGATCAATGTCATACTTCTTTTGTGTGATCTCATCTTTATTACCAGACAATCTTTCCTTTGCAATACTATTCATCGTAGAAAAGATTTGAATGTCAAGTAAATCTTCAATGATACTTCTTCGGTCAGAGGCCGAGAGTTGCATGAATGGTGTAAATGAGGCAGAACCAAGAATAACAATCTGTGTGAATGACTTGTAGTTCATCTTTAGAATAAACTTCTCAAGAAACTCTTGGTAATCTTTCATGGCTGCATCTTGATTCAGCAGTTCACCATCTTGATAAATCTCAAACTTATTTGGTTTGATACCACGAATGACTTTGTATGATTTGTTGTTTATATCAAATTCAACCTCAACCACACAATCTTTTTGATTAATTGAGTTTAGTAGTTGAGGCTTGTTGACATTACGAAATGGCTTACCAAAAAGAGAAAAACACAATGCGTCTAACATTGTGCTCTTCCCTGAACCATTTTCACCCACAATCAAAGTGTTATCACGATTGTCGAGTTTCATTTCAGTAAAATAATTACCAGTTGAAAGAAGATTCTTCCAACGAACATAACGAAAAATCAGCATATAATATTATCTAAATTTTGGTCCTAGAATCCAAATAACAAGGGACTTTCTCTTTCCTTTTGTAACAGGTGCAACACGATGAATGACGAAAGAAGGAAACAAAATAATACGACCTTTCTTCAATTCAACCGTTTCTGCATCTTTTTCTTGGCCAGTATTGACTTGAAAATCTCCGCCTTCAAAATCAACACCTGGTTCATTTAATAAAAATGTCATTGAAAGTTTTCGTGTCTCAATCATATCAGATGGAATATTTTGGCCCATGATCGTGTCTTGGTGAAAGTCATACTTACCAAGTTCATGATCATCATACTCTGTATACTGAAATGTATCATACCCATTCAAATCAAAATTGTAAAATTGATTGTTGATACTTTCAATTACAAAATTTAGACGATTGTAAATCCATGCCGTGTTTTCATTGTAATTATGAAATTTCACATTCGATTTACGAACTTCTTCATTTGGTGCCTGTGATACTGTAATATTACCATTGGCATCTTCTTTTTTTGAACCGACTGTTGTACCTCTTTCAACTCCTTCTTTTTCAAAGAAGTCACACATCTTTTTTAATTCATCTTCATTGAAAGCATTATCCCAATAACACCAAGGATAAAACACCTTCATTCGTTCAGTAGGATTATTATAAATTGTTTTGTAGCTATGGCTCATTCTATCATCTCCGAGTTCAGCGCTTCTACATAAAGTTCACGCATCAAGGATTTAAGTTTTTCGTTTTCAACATTCAACGATAAGTTATCAATATACTTATTCAAGATTGTCATTGTATCTTCAGCTTGGTCAATCAACTCTTGATCTTGATCAAAAACAATATCGCTGAAATCTTCAACAATTGAAATGTCAGCAATACCTTTTTTATAGAGTGTGTCAATTACGGTATCAAACAAATAAGGATTCTGTTTGTTTAACACCACAACTTTCACATAACTATCTTTTAGAGAATCAAAGTCATAAGTTTTCCAATATTCAAAGTCATGAATCTTATCATCATACATTACTTTATTGAACATATGAAACGGATTCTCTACAAATTCTAACTCTCTAGTGTCTGTGTCAAAGATATGAAATCCTTTTGGGTCGTTGTAGTCCGACCAAGTCATTTCATATGGTGTGCCTGTGTATGTTATCTGGCCATCGGTTGACTTATGATGAAAGTGTCCAGATAACACGATATCATATCTTGAAAATACTTTTTTGTCAACCCCTGTATCTGAAAGTATGCCTTTTTCCATTTGAAAACCGGCAATATCAAAATGCCCAAAACAGATTTGAGATTTTGATTCTTTCATCTGTTCAAAGATTTTTACCTCATTCTCATCACAAAGCCAAGGTACAATGTCAATATTCAAACCATCAAAGTTTACTGTTTCAAATGAATCGTAATACTCGACATTATTGTATTCGTTAAGTAGAAGACCGGTTGAGTTTACTTTAAGTGTGTTCTTATAGGCAATGTCGTGATTGCCAAGAAGTGTGTGAACTTTAATGCCGAGTATTTCACACCGATCAAAAAAGTATTGACGGCAAAGATGAAGTGAATTGAAGTTGATATACTTTCGGCGATCAAATAAATCGCCAAGCTGAAAGATTACTTCAATGTCATTTGCTTTGAGATAAGGAAATAATACTTCATTATAAAACTTTTCAAAGTATCGGTGAAAGTCAAGTGAATCTCCACGGCACCCAAAATGTGTATCTCCAAGTATGCATAATTTCATAAAGTTGTAAGTTGTTTCTTAAAGTTTTCTATTTCGTCTTTGAGGTGTAGTTTTTGCTTTTTCATTGAATTCACAACGCCATCGTTACCATATTTAATGTGTTCTATTTTTATTTTTTGATCTAGATCACGATGCTTTTCTTCAAGATGTTTGATGTGGTGTTGCAAACTTTCTTTGTTCATAATTATTCATCCATAAATTTTTCAAGACCTTTTACTTTAGCTTCTTTTTTCTTTTTTTTGTTTTCTTCAAACGTGTGAATGAATTCTGAAATGTTATCGTAGAGTTCAAACTGCCTCATATTACCATCAACATCTTCAAACATTTCAAATTCATCAAGTATACCAAACTGTTCTGTTGCCTTATATTTGACATAGAGTTGTTTCTTCTCTTTCATAATACGCCGCAGAAAAGCATAATATATGATTTGAGTAAAATAAGCAAATGGATTACTACTTTTTGCCGAATCAAAATTACGAAAATACATCAAACAATTTTCAATACCGTCTGCGATCATTTCATCTCGGTAAGAATAAGAAATGAAATTTGGTTTGCGAGATAGGTGTTCAGCAATCTTGAGAAAACATTCGCCGACATAATTAGGTATTGGTGGTTCTGTTTTGTTTTCTTTTTTTGCTATGTCACAAAGTTCTTGGTACTCAGTTAAAGCTTTTAAAAAATCTGCATTGTTGATGTAATGGTTCTTACTCATAAATCACTTTCAAATAGTTTTGATTTCGCATATCGTCTATCGTACCTATATTCAGGATATGGACCATTTTTATCTACATAGTGCATGAATACTTGGCCCATTAACCATCCTTCTGGCGCATCACATACCTCACGCCAATGATCAAGGTCACACCCACGATACACTACTCCGTCACCATCGTCAAGCGTATATTCAGAATCTTTCATCCAAATAGGCCAATTATACCGATCATCTGATGCCGATAATCTAAGAGTAATTGAAATTTCACATGATGGTCGATCACTATGAATCTTTAGTTCATTACCCTTTCGGTAGATTCTTGAGTAAGTATAAGTTGGAAACAATTCAAGACCTGTAACTGATTCCATTTTTGGTCGCATCATCTTCATCAATGAATCAAGTGCAAGATCGCCATGACCTCTTGTATAAGAGCCTGGTACTTGATCATCACCTTTCAATGCGTTCTCATTACCCGAAAGACGATGAGCCTGAACAGAGAACTTTAAATATTCATGTAGATAATGTGCTGTATCTTTCGGTAGAAAGTTCTTTACAAAGACATAACCTTGCTCTTTAAATGTTTTTTGGTAATCTTGATAAATTTCTGTTGACATAGAGCTTGACATGAGTTAAAGTGGTGGTGTTCCGGTTGAGAGTTAAATATTTCCATACCTAGTATTACGAATCATTTTATAACCTTTGATGAGTTCTTTAATACCAGCTTCTAAAGAATACTTAGTTTGAAACCCAGTAGATTCAATCTTCTCATTTGAGACAATGTAGTTTCTTTGATCTGGATCAATACCAACTTCTGCTTGCATAAAAGTAAAATTAAGTAGTTGTTTCTGAATAACTTCACACAGTTCCCATTTTGAAACATTAGCTTCAGAAAGACCCACATTATAAATTTCACCTGACATTGTTTTTTGATTGGTGATTGCATGTTGAAATGCCGAAGCAATATCTCTCACATGAATATAGTTTCTTTTGAAGTGACTTTCAAAAAGAACAAGAGCTGAATCGTTGACAGCACGGTAAGTAAAATCATTCACTAATAAATCTAATCTCATTCTTGGTGACATACCAAAGACAGTAGCCAAACGATAACTAATAGAGTTTGTATGATCCATCAGTCGTTTCTCAACTTCTACTTTATCTTTGGCATACAATGAAATAGGATTCAAAGGTGATTCTTCTGTGCAATAATCACCGGTACCGTATGCACTATTTGTAGTAGGCATAATAACAAGTTGATTTTTTGACAGGTGTTTTAACATCATAAAAATTGCATCTTTATTGGTTGTTGATGCACCAATAGGATCTTGATTACAAAGTGGTGCACCAACATAGGCAGCCAAAGGTATAATGATATCTGCCTTTTTGAGTAAAGGCCACATCGTTGTTTCTACTCTTACATCACCACGAATAACTTCAAAGTGTGGGTCTGCACAAAGATGGTTCAGAGATGTTTGTTTATACATGAAGTTATCTACTACCGTAACTTCGTATCCATCATACAATAATTCTGGTACGAGTATCGAACCAAGATACCCAGCACCACCAGTCACTAATACTTTTGTCATATTATACCTTATTCACAATGTCAGCAATTTCACAAACTTCTTCTTCAGTCATTGAAGGAAAGTTGCCAATGTAAAAACCATAAAAATGTATATGCTCGGTATTACCAAACTTTAAATGATAATCTTTTGGTACAATATCTTTAAGATATGGTTGTCTTAATTGATTTCCACCACCTGCACTACCACGCCTAAACTCTACACCTTCAGCCTTCATCTTATTCATCAAACGTGTAACAAGTTCATTATCTTTTTTATTCAGAATTAAGTTAAAGGCATAGTTACTTGCGCCTACTAACTTGAAGCCTGTGTAGTATTTATTCGAGTCCAGTTTAGACAAAAATAGTTCGTGGTTTCGGTTTCTTTTCTCGATGTTATCATTTAGTCGACCAATCTGTTGAAGTCCAAGAATACCACCAAGTTCATTGTTTCGCATATTGTAAGCTGGGTATGCAAAAATAAAATCTGGGTTTAACTCTGGGTTTGCAAGTTTATATGCCAGTTTTAATTTGTCATTTGATACTTCACGAACCATACCATGCGAGCGTAACATGCGAAGTGTTTGGTAAGTTTCTTCATCATCGGTACAGACCATGCCACCTTCAATCGTTGTCATGTGATGAGCATAATAGAATGAAAAGTTTGACATCCAACCAAACGATCCACACAATTGTCCTTTATGTGTTGCACCGTGAGATTCACAAACATCTTCAATTAGTAATATATTTCTTTTCTTTAGTTCTGTAATCAACTCATCAGTAAGTGCATTGAATCCTTGAATGTGTGAGAGAAACACAGCCCTTGTTTTATCAGTAATAGCATCAAGTATACCATCTATATTCATACTAAGAGTATCGATATCTACATCAACAAAGACAGGTGTAAAACCACATTGTAGAACAGACGATACATCTGATATCCATGTAAGTGGTGGTACAATGACTTCACCACCTTGTGGGTATTTTACTTTGAGTGCCGTCATTGACAATAGATTTGCAGAAGCACCTGAGTTTACAAATACCGAATACTTCACACCAAGCCACTCAGACCAAGCCTGTTCAAATCTTTTACAGATTGGACCGTTTGTAAGAATTGGATCATCTTGTTGCAAATGTTCAATCATTGCATCAAGGTCTTCTCTTGTGATGTTATTTCGCATCAAAGGATATTTCATTATTACCTCATGAGTTTAAAATAATTTGACTGCCGTTCATATCAAATGCAAATGGTACCCATACTTTTATGTGTGTCATTTGTTTTTTGAATTCTTTTTGCTTTTCTGGTGGTACGAGAAACATAAAGAAACCACCACCACCTGCACCCATCAGTTTAGTGCCGAGTGAGCCGTTTGCGATTGATTGAACATAGATTGAATCAAGTAGTTCATCTGTTATACCTTCAGCAAGAATTCTTTTCACTCGCCAATTTTTGTCCATTAGTTTACCAATCTGATCAATACTTTGTTCTTTTTGTATGAGATCAATTGCTTCATTAGTAATTTCAGACATTTTTACCAACAGATTCGTATTGAGTCCTTCTTTAATTTTATCAACTTGTTTTTTAGCCTGAACTTCTGCAATGCGACTGATGCCAGAAAAACCAAGAAGTATATGCGATTCTAATTCTTTATGATAATCTTCTGACAGATTAACTTTTTCAGTATGCCATTTGTAACGATTACCTGGACCCATGTGTATAATTTGTATACCACCATGTGCAGCCATAATTTGATCTTGTATACCAACATTCTCACCAATTATAACTTGTTCAACATGAATTGCCTGCATTGCGAGTTCGTATGGTGTTACGTTCTGACCTTTCATTGCATATAGAGCTTTAAGAAGACCAACTGTGAATGAAGATGAAGAGCCTATACCTGATCGTGCAGGTAGTTCACCATCATGGCCTATTGAAATGTCTCCTTTGATACCAATATGATTGAAACAAGCTTTGATTGCTGGATGTTCAATTTGACTAACACTTGATACACTCTCTACTTTAGAATACCCTAATCGTATTGTGTGATCAAAAAATGGTGGCAACTTTTTTACATAAACATAACAATAGTTTGCCATTGCGGCTGAGATACACTTACTTGGATTTTTTTCAAACCAAGCTGGGTAATCTGTGCCACCACCAAATAAAGAAAGTCGATATGGAGTTTTTGTGAGTATCATAAAATAATATGTTTTAATGATCCACTTGTGTAATGACTAAACACAGTTTTCTTTTCCGGTGGCGGATCATTTTCACTTGTCATACATGCAATATAAAGTTCTTCACCTATTTTTGGTATTGTATCAAGATACTCTGAACGGCGATCTGGATGAACGTCATGATCACCAGCAAAAATTGTAGTGTCTATTGATACTCTTGTTTTTGCTTTTTCATTTCTTCTTGTTTTATGTAGTAGAGCATAATCTGAGACATGAATGTAACCTACTTTAGGTACAACATTGTCATCTTCATAATATTCTGTTACCCATTGCATATCAGTATATTCAACTGAGGTATTTAAAAATAAATCATCAAACTGTGATTCATTTTTGAGTTTGTAAAAATGAAGGTAATTATTCTCAACATCACCAAAAATTGGCATATGACAATTCATACCCCACGGTCCCTCTACCCACGCATCAGAATGTGGTAAAGCTGTATCAAGGCCTCGGCCAATGTTATCTTCAAGTTCAGTACCGTATTTGATACGAATGTTTGGTGTTAAACGAAATTTGCGAAGATAGTATGGATTTGATGAAATGAATTCTTCAACCAGTTCACACCAACTTTTAATAAAGGCGTTGTATTCAAGTGCATATTCTTTTTTGGGTACAACACCACCATTTGGCGTGACATTTTTTCTATCGTATCTTCTACTCTCTAATCGCCGAACAAATACTGTTTCATTTGGTGTATATTCAAAGTGTAATGCTTTGGCAATATAAACACCAATACTTCTTTTGAGATTATTGAAAATATCATCAGGTACTTTTCTTTGTATAAACAGATCATTGACTTTGGTGGCTTGCCATGCTTGAGCCAAATCAGTCATTCTTTGCTTTCGATATTCAAGTGAGCTCATGTTAACATCTCACGAATCTTAGCAATAATTTTTTCTTTTGAGGGTGGTAGATTATCAACTTGTGAATAAAAACCAGCTGATCTATCCTCAAGACCCATGACCTCTAATCGTGCATCAACTGTTCTTTCAATATCATAGGCAATACTTTTTGCAATACCATTTGTGTAGTCATCATCAAGAACAATACCTTTGCCTGTAAATGCAAGAGTAATATAATCTAACTGTGATAGAACCAAAGGTTTGATACTCATAATGTGATGAACAGAAACATTGATACCTTCTTTTGCTAATTCAAGTGCAGCCTCTTGTGCCGCAAATCGTGTGATCGACATAGGAAATAATGAAATCTGCGGTGCTTCAGGATATAGATTGGGTAGTTCTTCTTCATTATTGTATGAACCACGATGTTCTGAAACATAATAAACATCATCACTTTTCATGAAGTCATCATAAACACTTGCGTATTCTCTTGGTGTCATTGGTGAAACAATCTTAACACCAGGCATACGATAGTAAAGTGCATGGTGTGATGAGCCTGCAACAGGACCAATACCACCTTCCATTGCAATCGAACGAACAAACATTGGGCATGGTACACCCCAAATCTCTTTTGATTTGGCGGCATAGTTTACAATCATTGGTGCATTGTACCAGTTGAAACCTTGATAACGAATGACATACATGGGTCTACGACCAGCTAAAGCAGCACCTACAGCGAACCCTCCGCCTGCTACATCGGCCATTGACAACTCGACCATACCATCGTCTTCATAGAGTTCTGGCAGCGTCCCTCCGACCCATCCTACGGCGGTGAGACATTGGCCCATTGCAAGACCATTGTTTTCTTTGAGGTGAAAACGAACCGTATTTTTAATCGTATCTCTTACTGTAGGCATTTTTTCCATGCCTCCTTCACAAGTTCTTCGGCTTCTTTGACATACTTATCATCAAATCTTTCAATGTATTTTTTATGTGTGTCTGGTGTGTTTGGATCATCAATACCTGCACCAGCGTGCCAAAATAAACGATTGGTTCTCACATTCAGTAGAACAGGTTCACCAACATAACAATCAGTTAATTGCATCCAAAGGTCTTCTGGATCATCAGAACAGTCAACGCCTCTCATATTAAATGCTTGAGCCAAACGATTCATTTCCCAATTACGGCGAACTTTTTTTTCTGTGAGAATAGAAAGATTGTTGTCTTCTACAATGTACCAGATTGGTAACTTTTTTGTCGAAGCCCAACCGAGAGAAGAAATAAAATAATCTTCTTCTGCCGCAGCATCACCAGTAAAACAAAGTGTGAGTTTTTTATTTGCATAGGCCATACCAGTCGCAATAGGCCCATGTGAACCCATCAGACCATCGTGACCATAGATTTGATTTTCTCTTGACTGAATAGATGCAGAACCACCCATGCCATTTGCACAACCTCTTTTATCACCAAGAAGTTCATAGATGAGTTGTTCCATGTTACCACCAAAACAGAGGTATGTTGAATGACCTCGGTGTTGAATGAAGATTTGTTTGTCAAAAGATTCAAGAAATACCGACAATGTTGCAGGTATATATTCTTGCCCAGCAGAAAGATAAACAGGTATCTTAATTGTTTTGTTTTCTACTTGCCGATATACTTCTTGTTCAAATGCACGACAGAGTGCAGCTTTCTTGTGTATCTTTAATAATGTTTCATTATACATTTTTCACCATATCAATTGCAGTTTTCAACCAAGGTCCCATAAAATCATAGTGTGGTGATGTGGCGATATTACCATCAACAACAACTGGATCTCTAGAATATATAGCGCCAGCATTTGTTACATCATCTTCCATTGCATAGTAGGCACTAATCTTTCGGCCTGCCACAACTTTTGCTGAAATCAATAGTTGAGCACCAGAACAGGTACACGCAATGACTTTACCTAATTTATTCCATTCAGAAATAAAATGAATGACTTGTTTTTCTTGTCTAAGTTTTTCCATGGCTTTGACACCACCAGGTAAAACAAGTAAATCGTAATAATCTAAAAATGTATCATTGATTTCATTCGTAGAAAAATCGCTGGTCATATTTGTACCAAGAATACCAAATATTTTACCAGCAGTATGTGCCATGAGTGACACTTCACCTTCTTCAGTTAGGCGATAGTATGGGTAGACAACTTCATGGTCTTGAAATTTATCATAAGTTATAATCAAGGACTTCATAATCAATCTCCAAGTAATTTGCGTTTCAGTTTGACCTTTTTCGTTTTATTGAGTTCATCAACAGCTTTTTGACCAAACTTATTTTGCATCAGGTTTAAATACTTATCACTCGCATGATAGGTGTCCCAGGCCTTATCACGAAACGCAAGAATCTCTCCAGCAGAAAGATGTTCGTTTGCAAGGTTCAAAGTTTCATAAGAGTGTTGACTGTAACCTGCATATGTGTCAGGTAACTGAACACCAAAGATACGAGCCTGATTATGCAATGGACTACCTGGGTATGCCATCGCAGAATAAAAGTTTGCCATCTCTGTAGGATTTTCAAGTGCAAAATCAAGTGTCGCCTGCATTGTTTCGTGTGTGTCGTATGGTAGACCAAAGATATAGTTACCACCAACATTAATACCTGCATCACGAATCATATTGATCAGATCAAGAACTTTGACTTCTTGAAATCCTTCTTTGTGAATTTCTTTTCGTAGATCATTGTTTGGATTTTCAATACCAAGACCAAGCCATTTAACACCTGCCTTTGCAAGTTTATCAAGATACTTTGGTTTACATGTATCAACTCTTGAGTATGCCCAAATGTTGAAATCATAACCACGTTCAATAATCAAATCACAAATGGCTTCAAAGTGCCTAGGATTTAAAACAAAGAGTTCATCTGCAATCTTCACATTACGAACACCTTGAGATGCAATGTGATCAAATTGTTTAATAATAAATTCTGGTGACCACCATCTAAACGTATTACTGTCAGCCGCAGACACATCAGAACCTTGTTTAGTTCGATTAATGATATTGATCATACAGAAAGAACACTTGTAAGGACAACCAAGGCTTGTGTAGAGTGCAGCAAAAGGTTCTTTCTCAGTATTGTTTGACCAAGAGTGCCAACCGGCGGTGCGATACTTTACCAACGGGGGCAAAAGATCCCAGGCCATACCAGGCAATTCAATCTCAAGTTTATCTTTTGGTACAATTGGCGAAGTATCATTTAATTCAATAATATTCTCTGAATTACGAAATGCAATACCATCAACCAATCTCAAATGATGATCATCTATTATTGGTAATCTAAGAAGATTTTGAATTGCATAAACACCTTCATTTTGACAAACTGCATTGATGAATGTTTCTTTGTGTAATGTTTCTATGGGTAATGCAGCTACATGTCCACCAACGAATAACACAAACGTATTAGGTTCAAGATTCTTTAATTCTCTTGCAGTTGCTGTTGCACCTTCCATATTCTGTGATGATGCCGATGGTTGTTGGCCATAAACAACAAAACAAACGATGCGTGCTTTGTATTCGGTGATTCGTTTTGCTGCAGAAAGGTAATCTAAATGTTCAACTTCAGCATCAAGTATTTCGGTACTATGACCTCTTGAACGAACACTATTTGCGAGCATTGCTGCCCAAATTGGAGGTTCAATTGCGGAGTTTTTATTCGCAAGACCTTGATAAATTTTTTCAGATGCATTAGGATGCACAAATAATATATCAATCATAATTCACTCACTTTGTAATATGTATTACTGTCGTATACCTCTGTATGTCAAATGACTTTACTAATCTGTGTAGAGTTTTGCCATCAATTACATCACCAGGCCAAACGACATTCTGTTGTTTGTCGGTAACCAAACCACCTTTTGTTACGATGAAAAGTTCTTCTTCTTCTTTGTTGAGTAGTTGTTCTTTATTTACCACAAGTAAATGTTTTAGTTTACAACCAAGCCACTCAACCTCATTTGGTTCTTCAGTTGCTTCTTCAATCCAAAGGCAATCATTTGTCTTTTCTGTATGAAAGTTTTTGCCTTCATAATCTGTACCTGCACGACCATAAGAATCTTCAAGACGAACTAAATCATGCTTATCTTCAGGTGTCTCTATCTCAAATATATATGTGCCTTTTTTTGATATAGATTTTGTTGAATGAAACCTTGAACGAAAGATATGAATCTTATCAAGAGCCTTGAGTGTAATAAAGTTACGAAGAAAAGATAACTTTGCTTTGCCTTTTAAAACAACAAAACCTGTATTCTTATTTGGGTGACAATGCATAGAAGTTTCTTTGTCGTGTTCAATATGCAGAAACCAAATGGCAACATCAGAGTTTCGGTAACACAGATACTCCATACCCCACGGCTTTTTCACGATAACATTAGTATAGTCCATTAGTGTAAATTGTTCTTCTTTCTTTCTTGTAAAATTTCCATGAGTTCTTCAACCTTCATATCTGCATCTTCATCTTCATCATCTTCTTCATCATCATCTTCAAGAAGTTGTTCAGCAAGAGAATTGCCTTCTGCGGCTTCTAAAGAATAAAAAACATTCTGATTATAGTAATGTATCAGTTCATCTTTTGGATCAACTATGGTTAGAATATCAGAATCATATATGAGAGCTGAATTGTCTTTGATGATCTCCATTGGCAACCAAGGCATCATCACCATCACCGTTTTACCTGTTGGCATACGTTTAAAAATTAGATGCATAGGATCACCAAGTAATACCTGACCATTTTCTTCATCGGCATAGTAATTACATATCACATCTTCACCACTTTGCAACCGAACAATCTTGATATTATTATTTGTTGTTTCCATCTTTGAGCTCTATGTTATAAAACTTGTATGAGAATTTTTCTTCATCGTATATCTTTACTCTTTCAACGAAATGTTTGAGTGTATAATTGGTAAACTTTCCAATACGAAGGTCATCTACAATATCAAAGAGTGTTGCAATTTCTTTATTTTCTCCTATGCGAAGGCCTCTACCTATTGATTGAAGGTTACGAATTCTTGACTTAGAAGG